GCGAAAAAATCCGCCTTTCCTTTGAATTGGTAGCGAAGGAAAGTAAAGCGCAGCCGGGGTTCTTCTAAAAAACTTCCGCACTTTTTGAAACCCGCCATTGTAGGTAATGGAGGGCTTACCAGTTTATTACTTGGAATTGAACGAAGGTGACGGCCTGACACAGGTATCGCTTGTGTCCTCCCCTGCCATCGAGGAAAATTTCCACGCCTTCAACGCTCAAGACCAGCCGTTCACCTTCGCGATTCAATCCGAAGAAAAGCACATCATCACAGGCCCGGCCATGCTGGCTGAAAAGCCCATTTACAGGCGCGGCCCTGATGGCTCGGAGTTCATGGTGAAGTTTAGCGCGGCCACGATTGAAAAGGCTGTCCGGATGTGGGCAACCCAAGGCAAATACAACGCGGTGAATGCTGAACACAGCAGCCCCGTTGGCGGCCTGTTCCTGCTCGAATCTTTCATCACTGACCCCGTGCGAGGCATCAATCCGCCGGAAGCATGGAAAGACGCGCCCGCTGGCTCTTGGTTCCTGTCGTACTATGTGCAGGACGATGCGCTATGGGCTAAGGTTAAATCGGGCGAGTTCAAAGGCTTCAGCATCGAAGGCTATTTCACCGACCGCCCCGCCGACGAAGACGCCGAAGCGATGGCGGCAATCCACGAAATACTCAGCAACTATTCAAACAACATGGATCATAAATCAACAATCGGCCAAATCCGCGCTCTGCTTGGATTCAGCGAGCAAGCCCCTGCCGCTCCCGCTGGAGAACCCGCAAAGTTCGGTGAAGGCACACTCGCAGACGGAACCGTTATCCGCTGGCAGGGTGAAACGCTCGAATCAGGCGCACTGCTTGAAGTTCAGACCCCCGAAGGTGAGTTCGTACCCGCGCCGGACGGCACGCACGAAACAGCCGACGGCCAACTTGTTACCACCGAAGGCGGTATCGTGACTGAAATCATGCTGAAGGAAGGCGAAGAAATGCCGGACGGCGAAGACATGAAGGCGGAATTTTCCGCGCTCAAATCGGAATACGCTGCCAAGTTTGAAGCTCAGGAAGCCGCGCTTGCAAAGCTGGCCGCTGCTATTGACCGCCTGACCACCGCACAGGGCAAGACGCTTGAGGTAATCGAGCAGTTTTCCGCTATCCCCGCCGCTGAACCTGTGAAGAAGCCGCAGGGCTTCGGACGCACAGCGCAATCCACCGAAGACCGCCTTGCTAAGGTGGCCGAAAATCTCCGCAATCTCAAAAACAACAAATAAGCTATGGCATTTAACCTCAATGACCTCGACGGGTACGGCAAGGAAGACTCCCTCCCGTTACTCACAAAAGCGCTTTTTGGCGCTCCCACCGCCGCGCTCCTTCAGGGAGCCGGGCAGGTGATTCCCGGTATCAAGACCAGCGATAACCTCAACATTCTTGACTCAACAGTTTTCTTCCAAGCCAACGGCTGCGAGCCGACCACCTCTGGAACCACCACGTTTTCAAAGCGCACTCTGACCGTAGGCGATATTCTCGTTTACGAAACCCTGTGCCCGAAAACGCTGAAGACCAAGTGGATGCAAACCCAAATGGCAGCAGGTTCATCCGGTGACAACACCTTGCCCTTTGCCGAGGTTATCGGGCAGGAAAAGGTAGCGAAGATTGCCAACGAACTGGAAACAGACATCTGGCAGGGAACCATCGTAAACAACCAATTCGACGGCTTCAACACCATTTTGAGCGCACTCGGATTCGGCGGAGCAGGCGACCCCATCGAAGGCAACCCGACCACAGGCGGCGGATGGACTAAGCTCACCAGCTTGACCTCAAGCAACATCGACGACGCAATCCTGAAGATGATTACTCAGGCGCAGGAAAGCACCGACGGCAAGGCCATCCTTTCCCGCCCCGACCGTTTCTTTGCGATGGGTGTGGACACGTTCCTGCTTTACAAGCAGTACCTTGTAGGAGCAAATCTGTTCCACTACAACCCTGAGCAGGCTAACCAGTTCCAACTGATTGACCCCATCAGCGGTACCACGGTGTACGGTCTGCCGGGCCTGAATGGAAGCAACAAAATCCACTTTAGCTACTGGGCTAACTACTTCATCGGTACTGATCTGGCAGGCGAGGAAGAGTCTTTTGAGTTTATCTATGATGCGCCCAAAAAGACCTCAATCTTCAACGCTGAGTTCAAGTACGGGGTGCAGGTAGCGTTCCCGACCCAAATTGTGTACTTCTCACTGTAAACGCCCATTCATTTAACCATAACCGAAGGGGCGGGTAAATAGCCCGCCCTTTCTTTTAAGCAAAAAACATGAGCTGCATTTTAACCACCGGATTTAGCCACGACTGCAAAGATGCGGTCGGTGGCGTTTCCACCGTTTGGCTTGTCGAGTATGAGGCGGTATCGTCTTACACCCTGTCAAGCGGTGAAGTATCGGCCCTTACGCTTAACGGCGGCAAGGCTTTTTTCAAATATGAGCTGCCGAAGGACACGGCCAGCTTCACTAACACCATTACCACAAACGTAGAAAACGGAACCACCTTCAATTCCTGCGAGTTGAATATCAAGCTCCGTAAATTGTCTACTGCAAAGCGTAACGAGGTGAAGTTGCTTTCAACGGCCCGCCTTGTTGCCGTTGTAAAAACCAATGAAAATCAGTATTGGTTGATGGGCTTTACACGTGGCATGGATATGTCGAACGGAACCAACGGCAGCGGTACAGCGTTGGGCGATATGACAGGTTACGACCTGACCTTTACCCATGCGGAAAAGGAACCGCCCGC